ATTACGGCAAACAATAGCGATAGTAAAATTGTACAAGGTATACAAAAAGTAAGTGATTGGGCAAAAGAAAATCCCGGAAAAGCAAGTATTGCAGTTGGTATCTTAACTACTATGGCAGCATTTGCAGGTGGTCCAGCAGGCGGTGCAGCAGCAGGTTTAGTTTTACGTGCTTCAAAAGATCTATTACAAGGCGAAAAACTTTCAACAGCAGCAGGCAAATCACTCAAAACAGCAGCATATGGTGCTCTTGCTGGTGCAGCAATTAACGGCTTAACTGACAATATGATTGATAACATTGCAGTAGGTAGTGAAGCAGAAGCTGATGCAATGCTAGATAGTTTTGAAAAAGCCAACTTTACGGCCGCTGTAGACAAAGCAGTAGCAGATGCAGGATTTGATTCAGGTGTGTTAGACGGTGCTATGAATTATTCAGCATCAGGTAATATTAACGCATTTACTTATAATTACGACTTTACAATGACTGCTGATCAAGTTTCAGAATATAAAAATTTGTTATCTGCAACGCAGAGTGCAAAGGTTTTTAGTCCAGAATACTACGAAGCAGCAGGTAAGTTACACGGTTTCTTATCAACAGCACAACAGGCAAATACAGACTTATCAGCACTTGCACAAACAATTAACGATATTCCAAAAGATATGTTAACAGGTGAACAAATGGATGCTGCTATTGCTGTACTTGATAATGCAGATGAAGCAATAAAAACACTTAGTGATGTAGGTGGTGCAGTAGGTGCAGCAGCACAAGGTGCTCTTGCAACTGTTGATGACAACAATAAAGAAATGCACAAGGTTAAGCCTATTGACCCTGAAGAGAAAAAGCAATTAGAGCTTAGTCTCAAAGGCGGAAGCGATGCAACTCCAGTAGATAAAAACTTTGACAAAAGTCAAAAGTTAAGTGACTTTGGTAAAGTTGGCGAAACATTGTCAATGGAAGAGCGTTTTGAATTATATCTATTAGAAGCAGATCCTGCACAAGGTGAACTACCATTAAACAATCCTAACACACTAGGCGCTAAAATGAAACGTGGCTTAGGCAAGGCTGCAAGTGCTGTAGGTGGTAAGATTAAACAAACTGCAAAAAATGTAGGTAATAAAGTTACTGCTGATAAACTTACCAAAGCCTGGAAAAAGGCAGGCGAACCATTAGACTCAGGCAGTATTGCAAATATATTAGCAGATGCAGGTATGAGCAACGATCAAATTAAATCTATTGGACAAACATCTAAAGTTGAACTAGAACCTACATCAGGTACGGATACAGCACAAAAAGGTACGGATTCGGAACAACCAACAGTAGATACAGATGGTGACGGTAAGCCAGATGCACCAGCAGCTAAAAAAGCACCAGGTGTTAAAGACGGACCAATTGCAAAAGGTACAGTAATCAATAAAGGTGGCAAAGACTATGAATGGGCCGGAGCTCTTTGGATAGATGCTGCAACTAAGAAGCCATTAGGTGTACAAGCAAGTTTTGATATGGGATTACCTAATCCTAAGTTTACAGCAATTATTAATGCTGCTAAGAAAGATCCTGAACTAGCAAAACTTATTAAAACACAACTAACTGCTAAAGGTGTAAAGCCAGCAACAGCCGGAGCAGCTAAAGCAGCAACAGCAGGTGTAAAAGGAACTGAAAAACTTAAAACTGCTTAGAAGTAAGGCATTTGTGTTTTCTTAGTAACTTCGATATTTTCTTCAATTAATTTTGCTATTACTTCTCGTTCTTCAGGTCCGAGATAATACGCCTCTTCATAAGATAATGCACCTCTCATATGCCAACATAATTTTGTTAACTCGAACTTATGTTGCTTGCATTGTTCTTCAAGGACCTTAACTTCTTCGAGGATCTCTGGGACGGTCCACGTCAGGATCCTTATGCGAAAAAATTTGACTGATCAAACGTAACTGGCACTTCATAAGTTTCCGGTACGCCTTTTTCGATCTCTTCTGGAGTTGCTTGAGCTTTTAACGGTTGAATAGTAAACTTTAACTTTTGTTCCTCAAGGTGTTTTGAAATTGCTCCATAAAAACTTTTATCAGCATTTTTCATAAACTCGTCAATATGTTGTTTGTTATCAACACGAGTGTCGCCTATTTCAATTGCACTAATATGATTAGACATCATATCAACAGTTAGATCTGTTAGTTTTGCAAAACTATTTGTAAATGCTTGTAGTTTATCTTCATCTGATATTTGTTCATCATTTACAATGTTAAAGATTCTTTGTTGCTCAAATGTTTTTAATGCACTCTTAGTAAACTCTTTATAAGTTAACGGACGGATATAAACAGTCATATCACCACTTGTTACAACATCTTCAAACTCGATATTAGCAAAGCCATCTAAAATATCTCTTAAATTTACTGACATATCTTTTTCTTCACCAGTGACTGGAGTTTTAATACTCAGTGTCATTGTTTCGCCATATGTAGCAAGGCGTATTGCTATTAGAAGTGCATCAAGATCAATACTTGGCAGATTCCAAGGATCCTTAATGTTTGGGACACAGCTTTTAATAAGCTCAACTGTTGCCTGACCATTTAACAGTGCATCAGGAGTTTTCATCGTCAACTCGTCTTTAGCTGTCATTGAGTATATTGGATACTCCCCTGTTTCTGTAGTTTCAAGGGTACCAGCTGGATAAAATTTACCATTTGATGGTAAAGAAGCAAACAACTTAGGTTGACGAAAGTACTTACTAAGTGGATTCGCTTGTGGTTGTTGCATATTATTGTTAGACATATTTTTCTCCGTATAAATACATTATAAAAGTATGTATCTACTTTATTTATATACGTATATAACTAGGACTGATTAGAATGGCTGAAGAAGTAAAAATTGTTGATGTTGCTGGGGGACCAGCTGCTGAAGCCACATTACAAGAGTTATTAAAAGTAATGAAAGCCGGTGGTGGATCCGGTGGTGGCGGTGGAAAAAGTGCAGAATCAGCATCAAAAGCACAAGATCTATACACTACAGCAGTTACTCGAGGAACTAAGACTAGAAAAACAAATACAAAAGCAGTAGAATCATCTACAAGCGCACTAGGAAGAATGAATACCGTGTTAGGCGGTATTGGATCCGGAGTAGGAGCAGTATTTGGCGGATTAGTAGGTATAGCAAAAAACTTTGGTACAGCACTAACGCAAGCTACAACAATAGGCGGCGTACTAGAAGCAGTTCCAATTTTTGGTGGAGTATTAAGTCAGGCTACTGGATATTTCCAAAGCAGTGTAGAGTCATTTAGACAACTAAGTGAAGTTGGTGCAGGCTTTGGCAATGATATGATGGCAATACGTAGAGGAAGTGCAGAAGCAGGTCTTAGTTTAGAACAGTTCTCGTCAATGGTTGCAGGTAATTCAGAAAGACTAGGACTATTAGGATCAACGTCAGGTGAAGGCGCTGCTCGTATGGGAAGATTAACAAAACAATTGAGAAGTCAAGAAGCAGGATTACTAAGTTTAGGTTTTACTCAAGAAAGTGTAAACGAAGGCTTTGGAGAATATATTGAAATGATGGCTCAGTCTGGTAGACTAAGAGGAAGATCAGATGCATCATTAACTGCTGGCGCAACAGCATACTTAACAGAAATTGATAAACTTGCCAAAGTCACAGGCAAAAGTAGAAAAGAATTACAGGGCGAAATGAATGCAAGAATGGCCCAAGCAAATATAAACGTTATGGCATCGAGGCTAAGCGAACAAGGCGCTCTTAACTTTACAACTAATTTAGAACATACTTCAGCTCTGCTTGGTAAAGGTATGGCAGATGTAATGGGAGATCTAGGTGACGGCGTTGCACAGTCAGGCTTTGCACAAAAATTATCAGCAGCAGTGCCAGGAATTGCAGACTTAGCAGAGGCAAACGCAACCGGTAAAATAACACAAGAAGAATATCAAAAACGTATGGCAGAGCTTGCTCCTCAAATTGCAGCATTTGCAGATGATATGGGTGCCGCAGGTACAAGTGCGTTAATGCAAGAAGAAGGCTTTGCTGAGTTTATGGAAAGTGTATCAAACGCTAGAAAGTACGGTGAACGTATTGCGAACGCAAAAGATGCAGAAGCAGATCAACTTAAACGGTCGCCACTAACTGAAACATTTGCTAACTTTGAACAAACAATACAAAATGTAAAAAGTGCATTTGAAACAGCATTACTTGACAGTGACATTTTAAAAACTGTTGGTTCACTAATGGGAGATTTAGGTACAGGAATAACATCACTAGCAGAAAATGGTGTTGCTTGGCTCGATACATATCTTCAGAGTGAAAGTTTTCAATCTGCTTTAACAAATTTTAAAGATTCAGTTGAATCAATGAAAACAAAGATCACAACGTTTGTAGAAGATATAGGTAACGTAGGTTTTGCTCAAGCAATTAAAAATTTATTTGCAAGCGAAGACGGCAAAGGTATAGATATCGGCGGTATGTTTGGAGACTTTTTAAGTTCAGCATTTAGTAATATGTTACCAAGTTTAGACACTGTGCTTATAGGACTAGCAGCAGGAATTGGCGCAATGATAATGCTACCATTTGCAGGTATTGCCGCTGTATTTGTAGGCATCGGAGTTGGCATTGCCACAATGATTGGCTGGGAAAATATCAAACAATTTGCAGTTGACAGTTGGAATGCAATAACTGGAGTATTTACAGGTATAGTTGATTGGTTTGCCGGCATAGACATAATGACTCCTATTAATGATATGTGGGCTACTGTTAAAGGATGGTTTACGTTTGGAGAAGGTGAATCATTTAGTATAAGTGCAGTTGGAACAAAAATGTGGGAAACTGTTACTGGATGGTTTAGTATGGAAGGTACTGATTTTAGTATCTCTGCACTAGGAACTATGGCTTGGGAAGCTGTAACAGGTTGGTTTAACTTCTTAGATACTACTTTTAGTATCAGTGAAATAGCAACAAATATGTGGAACACCGTAACAGGATGGTTTGGATTTGGAGAAGGTGAAGCAGCATTTGGTATTAGTCAACTTGCAAAAGATGCGTGGGCAACTGTAACAGGTTGGTTTGGATTCGGAGAAGGCACAGGCGACTTTAGCATAAGCAATCTAGTAAATGGTGCTTGGGAAACAGTTACTGGATTCTTTAGCTTTGGTGATATGGAAATGCCAAGTATTTCAGGCTTATTCCAAGGAATTATTGACAAAGTAAAAGGATTCTTTAGTTTCGACTTTGAAATGCCTAACTTTAAACAATACTTGCCAAAGTGGTTAGGTGGAGAAGGTAAATCATTATTTGGTGGCGGTGGTGACGAACCAGGTACTACAGCAACATCGGCAGTTACTAATCCAGAACCTATGCCTGATGTATCAACTCCGGGTAATGTTGCTGCTCTTGGAACATTAGACTACGGATATCAATTAGATCAAGCAAAATTATTAAAAGCAGAACTTGCAGATATTAGTGCAATGTCAACATTTAACGACGAATTGGAAAGAATGCAATTAGGACTTGACAATTCAGGAGTAGAAGCGTATAATAAGAGTATGGAGAAGTTGGTTGATACTTTAGATGCTCTAAACAAAGTACTTTCAGAAGATAATAAAGGAATGCTTGGCGGCGGAACAGGCGTAAGTGCTGCATCTATGTTAGAAAGCGGACAATTAGGCGGAGGATCCGGCACTGGTAGTTCAGAACAGCTAGATCGGTTAAATATGCTAGTGAGCCAACTAGTCACATTACAGGGTGAAAGTAACACAAATACTAAAAACACTGTTAGAGCAATTAGTGGAAACTTACAATTAGGATAATTAAATGAGTTGGAAAAAACATTTTACACCAGTAAAAACTGGAAATAACCCGGACGGAAGTTATAGTCCTTTTAGCCGTGCTGGCACAGGAAGTAACGCAGGTCCTGCTCGCACAAATTATTCATCATATTTGCCTGATGTATATATTGGAAGTCCAAACCGTGTTGAACGTTATGGTCAATATAATACAATGGATATGGACAGTGAAGTAAATGCTGCACTTGATATATTGGCAGAATTTACCTCGCAAACTAATCAACAAAATAAAACACCATTTATACTTGACTTTAAAACTAAAGCAACTAATTCAGAAATTACAATTATACAGCAATACTTAAAGCAGTGGTGTAAATTACAAAACTTTGAAACACGCATATTTCGAATTATGCGAAACATATTTAAATTTGGTGATCAGTTCTTTATTAGAGATCCTGAAACTAAAAAATTATTTCACGTTGATCCTGCAAAAGTTACAAAGATTATCGTTAACGAAAGTCAAGGTAAAACACCTGAACAGTATGTAATTAAAGACTTCAATTTAAATTTTGCTGAAATGGTAGCAACAACACCACATCAAACTAACGGAAATATAACCGGTGGCGGCGATGGCTATTTAACAGGTGGTGTTCGAGGTATGGTTGGCAATACAACTAGTTCAGCAGCTGGTGGTCGATTCCAAACAGGCGACAATGAAATTTCAGTTGACTCAGAACACGTTTTACATTTAAGTTTATCAGAAGGATTAGATTTAAATTATCCGTTTGGTAATAGTTTATTAGAAACAGTATTTAAAGTTTTTAAACAAAAAGAATTGCTTGAAGATGCGATTATTATATATCGTGTACAAAGAGCTCCAGAAAGAAGAGTATTCTACGTTGATGTGGGTAATATGCCATCACACCTTGCTATGCAATTTGTTGAGCGTGTTAAGACGGAAATACATCAAAGACGTATACCATCGCAGACAGGTGGCGGAACAAATGTCATAGACTCATCATACAATCCTCTGTCAATTAATGAAGATTACTTTTTCCCACAAACTGCTGAAGGTAGAGGATCTAAAGTTGAAACGCTACCAGGCGGAACTAACCTTGGAGAAATTGATGACCTTAGATATTTTACTAATAAGCTCGTACGTGGCTTACGAATCCCTAGTTCATACTTACCGACCGGGCCTGATGATGGAAATTCTCAGTACAGTGACGGGCGAGTTGGAACAGCATACATACAGGAATTAAGATTTAATACATATTGTGAACGTTTACAAAATTTAGTAGCAGAAGAATTTAACCAAGAATTTAAACGCTATATGTTAGAAAAAGGAATAAACATTGATACTGCAATGTTTGATCTTAGATTCCAACCTCCACAAAACTTTGCGAGTTATAGACAAAGTGAAATTGATAATGCTCGTATACCAACATTTACACAAATGAGTGCAATTCCTTATGTGTCTAACAGATTTGCAATGAAACGTTTCTTAGGAATGACAGAAGAAGAGATTGCAGAAAATGAACGTATGTGGAGAGAAGAGAACGACGAAAATCTAACACAGCCAGAAACTGATGCAGCGGGCGAAATGCGTGGTGCTGGAATTAGTTCAGCTGGAATTAGTTCAGACTTAGGTTCGATTGAAGACGAAGCTGATACAACCCCTGATCCAGAGATGGCAGGAGATGAGATAGCAGGTGCTACACCTGATGCTGGTGGCGCAGCCGCAGCTGAAACCCCAACAACTGATCAAACGATATAAATACTACTATGATACTACGTGAATTATTTTATTATGATAAAGAAACGCTCGAACCTGTAGAGGACGATCGTTATGAAGAACGTGATGACGAGTCTCCTGTAGAAAAAACTGATACACGTAAAACAAGATTAACACTTCGCCAAATCAACAAAGCTCGCAAAGCATCTGAACTACATACAAAAGAGCAACAAAAAGAATTAGATTTTGTTCGTCAAATGTATGGAGTAGCAGCTAATGCTGACGCGGGTGTTTAATGGCAAAAATTGACAAGTCTTTATATTCAAAAGAACAATGGCATAAGATAAGACAACAAAGACGTAATGAAAAACGTCTTAAAACTCTCTCTAAAACAAACAACATTGAAAATTTATCATCTAACGATATTGCTTTTGTAATTGGTAATGGCGTTAGCAGACTTCCTATTGACTTAGAACAATTAAAATCTATAGGAAAAGTATATGCTTGTAATGCAGTATACAGAACTTTCCAGCCAGATTATCTAATAGCAGTTGATGTAAAAATGGTACTAGAAATAAACAAAGCTGGATTCCAACATAAAAATCAAGTATGGACTAATCCTAACAAATCTTATGAAAGAATAAAAAATTTAAATTTCTTTAGCCCTAGCAAAGGATGGTCGAGCGGACCAACAGCATTATGGTTAGCAACACAGCATCAATACAAAAAAATATACATATTAGGTTTTGATTTTAGAGGAACTAAAGAGGGACGTATGTTTAATAATATCTATGCTGACACTGCAAATTATAAAAAATCTACAGATAGTGCAACATTTTTTGGAAATTGGATGCGTCAAACTACTAGTGTAATTAAAGAAAATACTAACATTGAGTATAAAAGAGTAATAGCACCAGATAACTACTGTCCAGAAGAACTAAATAAATTTAACAACTTAGAGACTATTTTTATTGAAGATTTTCAAAAAATGTTCAACCTATCCTAATATTTTTGTAAAATAGTCGTTTTTCGCCTATATCTGCGTAGTTTTTTCTATAAATAGTAAATACAAATGACAGCCTTACCATAGGTAAACTTTTATAGGAGAAATACAATGGCAGATCAAAATAAATTTGAAGAAATGCTTGAGCGTCTTATCAATGAAGATAAGGACGGCGCTGAAGAGCTATTTCACGAGATTGTCGTAGAAAAATCAAGAGATATCTACGAATCATTATTAGAAAACGATTTAGAAGAAGTTGCAGACGAAGAAGTCGATGAAGCTACTGACGAAGAAGTCGATGAAGCTACTGACGAAGAAGTCGACGAAGCAACTGACGAAGAAGTTGACGAGTCAAGCAATGACGAAGAAGTTGACGAAAATTTTGACCTTGATGAATTTGAAGTCGAAGCTGAACCAGAAATGGGCGGCGATCCAGCAGACGATATGATGGGTGACATCGAAGATGCGATGGATGGCGACGAAGAAGGTGATGAAGAAGAAGAAGGTGATGAAGGCGATGTTGAAGATCGTGTTGAAGACCTAGAAGATGCACTAGATGACCTAAAAGCTGAATTTGAAAAAATGATGGCTGGCGACGAAGGCGGAGATGACGAAGCTGAAGACGATATGGAAGCTGGTGATGAAGAAGATGACGATTCAGAAGAAGAGTCATTTGACTTTGGCGAAGCTGAAGAAGACACAGACGAAGCTGTTGAAGAAGCAACTGACGAAGAAACAGAAGTTGACGAATCAAAAACACCTAAAACTGCTAACGAAGAAATGCGTGAGTATGTTGAAAAAGTAACTGCTTCTATGGGCGACAATGGTGCTAACACCAAGTCAACTGTAGCAAGTGCTAATGATATGGGCGGAGAAGCCGGTAACTTAGTACAAGGTAGTGAAGAAGGTGGACGTACAGCAGATTCTGCAAAAGATGAAACAGCTGGTAACGTAAATGTACCAGGTGGAAAAGCATCTAAGTCAATGAAAGCTGCACCAAAAGGCCACGGCGCTGAGAAAAAAGGCCAAGGCGAAGCTGCTGACAATAAAAAATCAACAGTCGGCAAATAATATTAGGGACTAATAGATGAGCAATCTTTTACGAGAGCATTTGACATTCGACCAAGCAAATATGGTTGTTGAGTCTACCGAAAACGCCACAGGCGGCAAAGACCTTTATATGAAGGGCATCTGCATACAAGGCGGAGTGCGTAATGCAAACCAACGTGTATATCCTGTAAACGAAATAGGTAGGGCTGTCAAAACTCTCAATGATCAAATAACAGGAGGATATAGTGTTCTCGGTGAAGTTGATCATCCAGAAGGACTTAACATTAACTTAGACCGTGTGT